AATAATCAAATAATCTTCCGAAGATCCAACATAAAAATAAATTTTTAATTTACTTCCATATTTTGGTGCTTCTTGGAATGTAATTCTAGTTCCACCATTGAAAGTATAATCTATTTCTGGTTTTTGTAATACATCATTTAAGAAAATAAGTAAATTATTTTTCAAAATAATTCCAGAATCGTTTTGTGCATTTATGCTATAGTATTCTTTAGTGACTATAGTTCTTGTTAGTAAAAATGATCTTCTAGAACTATTGAATAAATTGCTAAAATCATCAAGTTCTAATAATTGTCCAAAAGTCCAACCAGAAAATTTGCTTTGATATTTATTTTTTACTGTAATTTTAAATGCAGAAGTTCCAATACCAGTCCTAAATGGTATTCCAGAAAGAGTCAATACATCACCGATATTGTATCCATATCCACGATCCTGTAAGTCAAATGAAATTATACTTCCCCCAGTACCAACTACTACATTCATTTTTGCTCCAGTTCCATTACCACCAGTCAATGGTAGATTTTTGTATGGGTATGGTTCATCTATAGTAACTATAGGTGGACTGGAAGTTGTATATCCACTTCCTGGATTTACTATTGTAAATGAAGTTACAATTCCATTTGTTATTGATGAAATAATTGATACTCCAATTCCAATTCCAAGTGTATCTGCAATAGAAACTCTAGGTGCAGCAGTATAACCAGAACCACCAGTTGATAATCCTATTGCTTGAATTGTGCCACCAACAGAAACAGTTGCATAACCAGATGCTCTATATGGTGATTGATAACCACTCCCGTTTGTTATATCAAACTCATTAATTACTCCACCTCTTGGTAAATCTTTATAATCAGATCCAGTAAAACTAATTGTTTGTCCAGTACCAACAATTTGATAATCCGATTCCAAGATAGATCCAACATCACCATAAAATGGCCTTTGAAAAATATTATTAATTAAAACAACTCCAAAACTGGTTTGTATTCCAGATAAAGTTGTTCCATTTGTTTTCAAATTAAATTGATTTTCGGTACTATCAAATAGGTCTGAAATATCATCAATAATATAATTTTTATTGTAATTCAAACGATAAAATACTCTTCCAGCAAAAGTTGATTTTGATGTTAATGATCCAATTCCTGTTGGACCATAAGGAGCATCTGAAAAATAAATTTTACCATCTTTTATTCTATAATCTCCAGACAATACTGTTACTGCTGCACCAACAGTATGTGCTGATGCAACAGAACCCATATAACTTCTAACAACATTGAGAGAATTGGTTGATCCAACACCAACTAAATTGACTTTAATAATTTCATTCTCTATTTTTAGTAATGATTTTCCTTGAATTTTTGAAATATTATTTAAATAAATTAATGTTGTGGTCAAACCGACTTGAGTGGATAATCCCACTGATATATCTTTTTTAGATAATGGGCTTTGAATTATATTGTCAACAGTAATTAAACATCTACTTGTGGCCAATTCTGATTCAACTGAAAGACTGTGTTGTGTTCCAATACCAGAAGAAGTAAATGTTATTGCTATTCCAGAAGATGCTTCAGACGATCCTATTGCTAGTTTGATTGTATCTTTGGATATTTTGATAGCATATACATTTGATGGCAATATAGTTGTTGTTCCAACACCAACTACTGTTGCTGTTGTGATTCCAATTGGTGTTCCTCCATTTGGAGAATATTTCAATATCTCACCAGTGTTAAATTCATGATCAGAAATTGTTATTAATGATAAAGATGTTGTTATTCCAGAAGAGTTAAAAATTTTATACAATAATGTATTTCCATTATTATACAAACTAAATGAAGTCAATCCAACAATTTGACCACCAAGAGTAGTTGTTATTCCTGTAAATTGTGAACTAATATCATCAATTTCTAAAACTTTATTCGTTCTTGATTCGTTATAGTCTGTAATAATTTTAGAATCAAATTTAATTATTTTTGATAGTGATTGGATATTAGTATCTTCAGAAGCAAGATCATAGTACAATCTATCATTCACTGAAGCTGAACTTGATATTTCAACATTTAAATTAATTTGTGAATCAGTTGATTTTACAGAAGATGATTTTCCAATACCATTTAGTATTTCTAAATTGGAAAAGTTTTTAAATCCAGAGGTATGAGTCAAACTATTGACTGTTTCTTTCCATACATCATATTCAACTTCTCCTTTTATGGAATATGAAAATCTTTGATAATAATCACTATCTTGAATTCTTTGATTATCAAAATTTAATTTTCCTTTATCTGTATTCCAGTTTTTATCTTTTTTGACAATTGAATTGACATTTAAATCAAAATCAAATGAATATGTAGAATCAATACTTGATTTATAATTTCCTATTGATCCTTTTATTTGATCGTCTTCATTAAATTTTCCATCAACATTAATAACCTTTAACGTCTGTGTTTCTGGATCCCAACCATTTCTGGAAACATATGCGGTTGTATTATCGATCAATTGAGTTATTTTTTCTCCTTCTAGAAAATTAATTTTTTCAAATTCTGCATCAAATGTTGGCAAATCATTTACTTTTATGACTCTACCAAAAGTTTTTGTTAAATCAAATAATCCACCAGTATTACCAAGACCAGAAATTGAATAACTGACATATTCTGAACCAGAAACTGTATTAATTCCAGTGATTGTAAAATACTTGTAATCATAATCACTGGAATTATATCCATCGGATGAATCAGTTATTAATACATTTTCTACAAAAATTTTATCGCCAATATTAAATGGAAATTCTGCGAATCCCAAAAGTGGTGCTTTAAGATATAAAGTATTGATTTTAAAACTTGATGTGGCATTAACAATACCAACTCCATTTGAATTATTGGTTGGCAAAATTCTAATATTATTTGATAACCCACTATCATTCGAAATAATTTCTATTTTTGATACAGAACTTCCTTGTATAGAAGTCCTTGTCAAAATTGATGAGTTTCCAACAGCAATAACATTTGGTGCAGAAGTATAATTTTTACCACCAGTAGAAATTCCAATTGTTTTTAATTTATATACATTTTTTAATTTTAAAATAGTATATGCGTCTGCTTTTGGTGTTAATGTTTTATTATTTGAAAACTCAAGACCTTGATTTATAACTCTAACATCTTTTATGCTTCCAATATCATTAGATTCAATTGAAAGAACTCCATCAGTTCCTTCGTCGGATCGTATGGAAGATATTTGAGGTATTTTTTGTAAATTTGATCCAAAATTAATTGTTTTTATTGAAAATATTTTTCCTTTTGTATTTTGAGAATTTGTAGAGTAATATGCAGTCGAAAAACCAGATGCATTATATGATGTTGTCTCTGGTGCTTCAACTAAAGTAAAATTAAATGAAGTTGATCCAACTCCAGAAATAATATGAGATCCATTATATATTGATTCTTTTACTTCTATTAATGAATAATTTTCAACGTCAGTATTTGTTGATGATGGATAAGTATCAGTAAACTTTATATCTTTTCCTTCAATTCTATAAAAGAATTGATTTTCAATTGAATCACCAATGGAAACATTTATTCTTGATGAAGGATTTGAATCTCCAATTATTCCATATTTTCTTATTAAAGTTGAATTGTATTCTGATTTGAACTGATTATCATAATAAAATTTAATATCATATCCAGACAAACTAGTATCTGATACTGCTATAGAAACATTATTTCCTTTATAAAAAGTTAACTTTGGATTGATTAGTGATAAATTGTGAGTTCCTGATCCATACGAAGAAATTCCAATGTATTCATAATCTAATTTAGAAGCATTGTATGAATTTGATGCTAGTTTAATAGAAGAATTTGATGTCTTTATGACATAATAAATTTCATTATTTGTAAGAGGTGTAATTGGATTTGCTGCAGTGTACACTACCACATCTCCAGTTTTATAGTTATGGTTATTAATTGTTATTGTAGAATTTGCAGTTCCAACACCAACTGCTGTCGATGCAAATGAAACGGGATTGACAACTAATTTTTTTATAACGTTATTAAATTTAAAATTAAAAGATTGATTTGATTTTGGTAATATATTTAAATTTATATTATCGCCTGCCATCAAATCAATTGATTCGTCAACAGTTACTGTAACATTTACTTTTTTGGAATTCCCTGTTACTTGATTTTTGGTGGATTCAAAATTATGATTTGTTCCTGTATATGAAACAAAATAAACATAAGAAGTTGTAAATCCAACTTTTTCTGTTGACACACCAATATACTCATCACTGATCTTGACACAATACAAATTTTGAAAATTATTTAATTTAAATGTTGGCGTTAACGAACTATTTTTTGATGCAACTATTGTTGAACCTATGGAAGTATAAGATATCAAATCTCCAGTATTAAATTTATGATTCGGAAGATATATTGATCTTGGTGGAATAGATTTTGTAATATTATTGCTTCCGGAAGTTTCTACAATAACATTGGTATAACTGTTTCCAATTCCAACAGAAGTATTTGGATTGAAATAATATGAATAATTTGTTTGAGTATTTGTTGGTATTGATGAATTATTATTAAATGTAAATGATTTTGGCAATAATCTAACTATACTCGTTGCTGTGTGAGATGATCCAACTGTATTATTATATGCTCTTTGGACTCTATATCTGCTATTATAATTGTCAAGATTTAAAATTAATAATTGTTCAGAATCAATCTGTATAATATTGTTTGGTGTAAAATTACCATTTGAAGTTGGATCTGAAATTGAAATAAATGTAGTAATTCCAGTAGTGCTTGTGTTTCCAATAGAAACGGATAGTGATGCAACTATTGATGAAACCTCAATAGTTTTTGAACCTTCTATAGATTTATATAATGCTGATGAAATTCCAGAAATTTCAATAATATCTCCATCTACAAAATTATGAGGAACTGTACTAAACGCAGTAACTTTCTTATCTAAAAATGAAAAAACAAGATTGTTATTTGTAATTTCTGAAGATGCAATTGATACAATATTTTTTCCTAAAACTTCTTTCACACTAGAATTGACATTTGGAGCATTTGAAAATACTACATCATCTCCAACTTTATAATCAAAACCACCATCTTTGATACTAATTGTAGAAATTCCAGATTTTTTTGTAAGAATTACTTCCAAATCAACATTAGAATTAAAATTATCATCAAAGAAAGGATATTTTTTATATTTCTCTGATATTCCCTGTGGTGTAATATTTCTTTTATATTCTCCTGTGTTTAAATATGAATCTGATTGAGTTTTTAATACATCATAATTGAATAAATCAGTTGCATTATGATGATTGAATGTTATGTATGGAAATGCTGGATTTTTATTTACATCTAAAGTTGAAAAATAAGCATAGGTTCCATTTGGAAAATCAGAATTAACAATAAATCTTCCATTGTGCTCATCGAGATCTCCACTATCATTAAAATTATAATCTTCAACAAAATATCCATCTGGATATGATGGTCTTAATGAATTATCATTAATTGGATCTAATGTATATCCCGAAACAACCCTTTTCAAACCACCAGTTCCAGAAGAGTCTGCAATCGCTTTTGCATTTCCATATGGTCCATAGATTGGATTCCCATCATATGCCCAACCTATAATTGGAGAATGTGAATTGAGTTCATCCAATTCTTCAAATGTATTTTCATCTAAATTATCATTTAAAATTTTACGAATTTCTTGTGTTGCATAGTATGAACCTAATTTATTTTCTTTAAATCTTGCTTCAGATGGAATTTGTAAAGTTCCTTTATATATTTCTGTTCCTAAAATATTTTTATATTTTTCTACTGCGTTTATTGACCATTTTTGAATTTCAGCATTAAAAATTGCACCAGATCCACGAGGTGTTGCTATTATCGTAGTATTATTTTTGGAGTACCCCTTTCCTCCACTTATAATATTAATTGATGTTATTTGACCATTGGAAATATTTGCGTTTAATTTTGCATAATTTCCAGAACCAATTACTTCTAAAATTGGTGGAGTTGTATATTCAGATCCTTTATCTATAATATAAACATCTGAAATTTCTCCACTATCATTTACAATTGCTTTAATTGAAGCATTTTTTCCAGTTTGAAGAGTTACTTCTGGTCTTCTTATTAAGTTTATGATATTTGTAACACCATAACCAACACCACCTTTTTTTAAAAATACATTTTCAACTTTACCACTTACAACTGCATATGCAGTTGCAGTATAATATGATGGAATTGTTATTGATGAAATACCAGTATTTCCAAAAATACTTACAGTTATTGGTGGATAATTAAATGTATGTGTTCCTACTCCAATATTAATTAAATTTGTATAAATTTTGTTGTCATAATCTGTATTGCTTATACTTGAAGCAGTTCCAGCATAACTTAATTTAAATTTATTTTCATCTATTATTGTGACTTTATAATAATTTGAAGTTGACAATCCAGATATTGATGTGCCATTAGTAGAATATGTTAACAAATCACCATTTTTATAATTATGGTTTATTGCAAAAATATAATCATCATATGTGTTTATGCCAACAAAAGTTTTAAATATATCTTTTTTATCTAGAGGTGGATATGCAATAGAGTCAACTACTACTTTTTTATTTGAATAAGAACTTCCTGGATTTTGAATTGAAATTCTGTCAATAATATTTTTAAATTTTGAAGACTTAAAAGTGTGTGTTTGGTTTCCAAAAGATATAAAATCTATAAGATTTGTTTTTGCTAATGCATTTTCTTTTGATGCTGCAATAGAAAATGATTTATTATCAGTTTTTGAAATATAATAAAATGTATTATTTGTTAAACGAGATGTTGTAAATCCAACATTTGTACTTCCAATTCCAATTGGAAGACCAGAAGAAGTATAAATTACTTCTTCTCCATCAAAAAATTTGTGATCATCATCTAAATTAATTGAATTTGAAATTAAATTAACTTTAAAATCAGAGAAAGACACAAAATGTTGATGTGAGGTCATTTTTGCTTCAGCAACACAACCAGACCCATTGCCACCTGAAACTTTTACTATTGGTAAATTAATAAAATCAAATCCAGGATTTTCTAAAATTATTTCATTAATACTTCCAGATAAATGTGGATATGCTTCTGCTCCAGATCCAGACGAATCTACAATTAAAATAGTTGCAGGATTTACAACATCATAATTTGATCCGCTTTCTAAAATATTGATTTTTTGTAATTGACCATAAAATACAGAATCAGTCAAAATTGGAGAATATAATTCTATTCCATTTAAAGAAACTCCAATTGAACCAGATATTGGTGATTTGTTTGTGTTTTTTTCTGGATTTTTTAAAATTCTTTTAAAATTATCTTGATTTATTAAATTATTTCCATAAAGATCTGCTGGTGTAATTGTATTTGTACTATCTTCAGATCCATTAAAATTTAAAAAATTATTTGAATATATGTTTAATCTACTCAAAAATAATTGAATAGAATTATCATTCAATTTATTCACATAATAATAACCAGATGATATGCCAGTTATATCCGAAGATGCTTCTAGATAAATTTTATCTCCAGTAATGAATCTATGAGAACTAATATTAATTACACCTGAAGATGCAGAGTTTGAAGTAAACGTTTTTGATCTGTTAGTTGTTTCTAATGCACTATATGATGGATAACCAGAAAATGCAATATAAGTATTTTCATCTTTATCAATAAATGAATTTTGAATATCTGCAAGAAGACTATTTAAATTTAAATTACTGGAAACAAAATTTAAATTTTTCTTAACATAATATTCTGTATTACTATCTAAATTATTATTTGAAGGATTTAATACGATTTGAAATTGGGTAGAATTCAATACACTAGAAACTTCAGATGAACTTACTGTTGTTGAATTTGTTAATTTGTTGATAATATCTACACTATTTCCTTTTTGTAGAAAATGTGGAGATTTTGTTATTATTGTATTTGACGCTGCATCTACAGATTGAGTTTCTGTGTATGAAATATTATTATGAAACCAAGTAGAAAACTTTTTATCATCTAATGAAGTTTTCTCGCCAATATATTTTAATTTGATTTTATCACCGGGAAGAAAATATTTTGTATTCTCAACTCCAGTAGAAAGATTTGAAATTGCACCAACAACTCTCATTTTGCATATTAAGTTTATATCGTTATTTTCATAACCATAAACAAAATTATCATCTATAATAGGTGTATTTTCATTTAATGGAGTTGTAAGTTTATTACAACCAAAAAATTGATTATGAGATTTTGATGTGTATTCAATTTGAGTGTATGTATTATTTTCTTCATTCAAATAATAAAAATTACCAGAATCTTTAAATCCAATAGTGGAATCTACAGTAACGATATCGGAAGATGGTGTACTTCCAATTACTTTAGTCTTATTGCTAATTAAAAAATTTCCATTAACAGTAGATTTTGGAAAACTGATTTTATGATATCTTTTATTTCCCAAGAAAACATCTTCCACATTTGATATTGTTCCATTTGCGGTAGGTGAAACAAAAGAATTTTGATATATGACACTTTCTTTAAGATTAATTGGATTTCCATCCAAAGATTCTACTATCATTTCATCAACACTTATCCATTCTGCTTCTGATGGAGATATTGTATTGTCAAATGGTTTTATAATTTCAACATTTTTTCCAAATAAAATTTTAAATAAGATTTTGATAGCACTATCAGTTCCCTTTGAACTATAAAAATCTTTTGCTCTAGTTAAAATATTTTCAACAGATACTCCAGGAGCAAAAGATCTATTTTCAAATCCAGGTAAAAATTGATATTTGTATTTTTTGAAAAATTCTTGTACAAATATAGAACTTAAATTACTAACTAACGATCCAGAGAAGTGCTCTTCTGCATCAGTTGAACTAAAAGTTAAAAATTCTGGATTACCTTCGGTTTCAATTTGAGAAATACCACTAAATCCACGAATGCAACCAGTAAAAGAATTTGTTGTAATCCCAGTGTAAGTTATAATTTCGTCATTGACCTTCAATAACCCATATTTTGAAGGAAATCCAATAGTTGTGTCTACATTAATTGTATCATCAAATGCCAATACATCAGAGGTTAAATTTATAGAAATTGTTGTCAATCCAACATTGCTATAAGTATTAATGTGCTTATATGAAGGAATATTTTCTGCTAGATTTACAATAGAATATTCAAATTCTTGAGAAGTGTAATATTGATTTAAAAATTCTTTAAATAGAGGATTTTCTTGATTGAGAAATTCTGGAATTTGATTCTCAACAATATTTGAAATTTTAACTTTGTTTTCTGACATCTCTATCTCGTATACTTTTTATTGCTTGTGAAACTAGAAGGTGGAACGTAAGAATTTCCAGATTTGTTGAACCCAGAAGATATTGAATCTTCTATAAGATTTAGTAAACTATTACTTGTAGTATCTAGAACAATATAAAGATTTTCCTTTGCAATGATATCATTTGAGTCTGGAATAACTTCAACTTCAATTCCAACAGAAGATTCTGTAGATGTAATAGTTACTGGATATAATATAATTTCCCCTCTTTCATAGTCCACTGTTCCTGCATTATTATTGATAAAGTTTGGAGATCCGTCAATTAAGGTAAAAAATCTAATTTTTCCTTTTTTTCCTGTAGAATCGTCTGGAAGATCAGTCAAATATATATCACCATCCACTCCACTTATTCTAAATGATGTTGAACGGATGTTGAATCCATAAATATCTGCGTGAAATCTATTTACAAAACACAGTTCATAGTTAGCAAGTACATTATATGCAGGAGAAAGGTTTCTTCTCATTTTCAAAAGAGTAATATTTGAAGTTATACCCCTATCTACATTATCAATTAATGAAATCAATTTACTATATTTAAGTCTTCCGCCAAATGAGTTAATATCAGAAGATTTTGAATATAAATTAATTGTAGATTGAATTCTTGTATAAAGATTTTCTTTGTTTGATATAAAACTTGGATCATATGATACTGTTGAATCGTATTCCACATACAAATACTTTAAATCAATAAATTCTTGTTTAATTCCTGCTACTGTATACTTCTTTAAATCATTTTTGATTGAATTTTTTGTAACATCAGAAAGAATTTCACCATTTTTTGGTTTAATTGTAATATAAACTTTACCATATTGTGGAGGATCAAGTTCTTCCCCACCATATGCACTCACCGAATCAACGTTTGAGTATAAAAATGGAATTAGACTCGTATAATCATTGGACGTAACTGCCCTGTATTGCGATGCGTAGACCCTTGGAGCAAGATATTTGATCGTATCTATAGATTCAATGCCATCTCCGTTTTCAGACGATTGTAGGGTGGTAAGAAGAGATATACCAGAAGTAACTGGTTTATCAATTCCGTTCTCTACATAGGATAAATTACCAGAAAATGTGAAATTTGCACTACCATTACCATCAATTCCGTTCGTTACAATGTATGATGCGGTGATTGTGCTACCATTTTCTGGATTTTTGCCAAAAATATTATCACCAAACAAAATTTGATACTTTTCATCATCAATTTCTTGAATTAAAAAGATTTTTGAACTTGATTCTACTGTAAAAATATTTTTATAGAGTTCATAATTTTCTGTTGTGGTGCCAGTAACAGAAACTCTAACTGTTGAAGTGTCAATATTTGCATTTGGTAAGATATATTTTGCATTTCCTTGTGAATTATCTACATTAAACGTCTTTCTTAAAAATGTCCCTTCATAAATCTCAACATTATTAAATGTTGCAATCCCATTACTATCTGGAGTCGCAGAAATGTCCTCTGGAATTGAAAAAATATAGTTTCCACCTTGAACTGACCCCAAAGCAACTACGCCAGCATTTAATTTTACTAATCTTGTATTAATATTACTAACATCTACACTAAAACTAATCTTTGCTTTTGCAGATTTAACAGATCTTGGCATATAACCAATATTTCTTGCCAAAGAAACTACATTTTCTCTTAATGTAGAGCTATCAATGAATGACTCATTGATAGCCATATTAGTATTATATGATGTAATGTAACTATTATAAGCAAGAAGATCAATTAAAACTGAAAAATTGGATCCTTCAAAGTCAAAATCAGTAAAATTGGGATTTGCTCTCAAATAATCTTTAATCTGAGTTCTTAAATCATTAAAATCTAAATTTGTAAACTGATTGAAAGACATTATACTCTTGTTGGTTGTAAGATGAATTCTATATTTTGTGTCGGAAATGGTAACCCAACAATATCATAAGAAATATTAATGTTTAAATCATTTGTATCTTCTGGTTCGTCAATAAAAACAGTTCTCAATTTTATTCTAGGTTCAAAATTATTCAACAATGATGTAATTTCTTCTTGTAAAAATGAACTTATGCCTGAATTTTGTAATTCAAACATTGAATTTTCTACTGATGTTCCCAACAAATCATTAAAAAATCTTTCACCAAGACGAGTTCTGACTAAATTGACAACAGATTTTTTAATTGCGTCCTCATTTTTGAGTGCAATCACATCATTCGTAACTGGATGCCTCGCAAAAGACAAACTAATGTCCTTAAAACTACGAGAAATTGTTACTGCCATTCATCTTCTATACTTTAATATATCTATAATACTTTTTTACCAGTTTTTTCCGTAAACTGGTTCAGTTCCATACTCCCAATCATCGTAATCTTCATCATTTCTAATCTTTTCATGAAGATCAGTTTGTTTTGTTAGATCATGCTTTGGTGCTTGATCATTCATAAACTCTTGAATCACTCTTGTTGTGGGTTTTTGCTCATAATCTGCAACTAACTTTGTAGTTCCCCACATCTGCCTCATATAATTTGAATTTCTATCTATTGGTAAATTAGACATTTTAACTCCTGATTGTAAAATCAGAACTTTTTAAGGGGTTTCTATCCCTTATTTCTATCTATACTATTTTGATTCTTTAAATTCTGATATATTTGAAAGATCAATCAAAAAAATACCCAACCATTACCTTTAGGTGTAATGGTTGGGTATTTATAATTTAATTAAATGATTTATCGTCCTTGACCTCTATACTTCTTACGTGCTACATTACGACTCGTAGCACTATGTTTTGTATTACGTCCATCTCCTTGCCGAGTATTCTTTGGAGTACTTTCAATTTGTAGATCCTTCCGATTTTGTTGTGCCATTTTTAATTCTCCATCTAACGGTTTTATAAAAGGGTTTTTACAACTTTCAAAAACATCAAAAATGCTTCTATAAGATTTTAAAAACCTCACAGAAGCATTCTATCATATCACCTCATTTCAAGTCAAATCAAATAATTCGCATCTTCTCATGTCCAACACGAATTCTTGGATCACACCAAATCTCAAATCCTGCATCCTTTGCATCAAGACAGAATGAGACATCCTCGCCACACATGTCCTGTACTTCACCACTCTCAAATTGTTGCATCTTTGGTGCAAACCAAGGATACTCCAAACTCTCAAATACTCCCTTCTTAATCAATACCCATCCAAATCCTGTGTAATCAACTGTAAATGGTTTGCGACGTTTGCTCATCGTATCACCATTCTCATGATTCATAACTCCACCATTGGTCCTGAAATCATCTTCCTCTAACCAATGTGCAACAGATGTGGTGTGACCGTCTTCGGTCATATACCAACCAGCAGCAATATCTTTATCCATTGCTACAAGACGATAAAATTTCTCTGTATCAAATACAATATCACTATCAATCCATAACTGATAATCATACTGCAACTTTCCATCCCATGGAACTTGCTTTGGTCCTCTTAATACATTTGCTCCAAGTACCTTACATCTCGCAAAATTAACCATACTTGAATAATCTTGTGAAATCTGAATACTTGCTCCACTCTGTACTAAATCAAAACATAATTGTACAAAGTTCTTCAAATACGTGTAAGATACTCCTCGTCCTGGTAAACAAAATACCACAGACTTTCCACGAATCTTTTCTTTTGCTGCCTCTAAATTAAAATCATCCTCTGATGTTACTTTAGGTGCTACTGTCTTAACCGTAAATCCTTTAGCCATAAAATTTTTCACCGTACATTTGATATTATACCACTACAATTTATTCATTGCAAGGTACTTCGTTGCTATTTAGAACTACTGTGATGTCCTCGTTTCCTCCCCCACTTGTCCATACAAGTCCTCTGATTAATTTCAGACTCTCTTGTAAATTTTCCTGGGAAATTTTCTCAATTACATTCACACCCCGAACTGAAATATTATAAGTATTCATCCTCTTCTATTTTTTGGAATAAGTCCTCCACATCCTTCCTTAAACTATCATTGATAATTAACATCTTATCCGTATCTAACCGATGTCGAATTGTCTCCAATAATACATCTTTCTCGTAATCATCAAATTCAAATTTCATAACTCTTATGCAATTTTACCTTTTGTTTTTATATAGCATTTTAACCTTTTGCCAAAAAAATTTTTAGGAAAATTTTTTTATTTTTATTCATAATCCCTCGGACGCTTTCAAAGGTTTGTAGGTTAGGGTAGTTTGCCTTTTTAGCTTTAGGGGGGGCATCGGTTAGGTATAAGAATACAACAACACAATATATAACTGTCAAACAGTGCTGTTTGATTATAATAGACGAACAATGACGAATACTTATATTCAGTACTGTGTGTTGTTATAACGAACTATATGGGGGGTGTCCAATATAACGAAGAGGACGATATAAGTGCTTATGTAACACTGTTTGATTCAAATAACGAAACTATACGGGGGGTGTCGTTATAAGGACGAAGTGTGTATGAGTTTATAAGATAGTGGGGTTATAGGTTAGTACACAGTACTGTGTACAACGAATAGTATAGCACAGGACGAACAGAATAGCAAACTGTATGGGGGGTGTCCTAATTGAGGGACTGTTGTATTGTCATACTCTCACATACTATAACGAACATATGCTTATACTGTGCTGTATGACGAACTGCTATAACGAACTCTTATGTATAACGAACTCTTATGACGAAGTGTTATGAATAACGAACAGTTTTCCCCAGTGTATAACGAACCCTGTGGAGTATAACGAATAGTTTTCCACAGGTTTTGAATAGTTTTCCACAGGGCAATTCTTATAAACCCTTACAAACACTACGAATACTTATAAACCTGTGGAAAACTATGCTTGTGGAAAACTAACGACTTGCCCTATAGAAAACTGTTGCCTTCCTGTGGAAAACTATTTTTCCACAAGTATAAAAACTATAACCATTAGCAGTTTTTATACTATTCCCTCCCTCCCGACCCTATAAGTCTACCGCGGAATCACTGAGACTCACGATACGATGTGCCAGTTCTCAAAGTGTCTGCGTCCTATGAGTCTCACGAGTAACTAGCAAAAAACTCCCAAGACTCATAAGATGTATGAGTCTCATGGGTTTCATTGTCTATAATTCTTGTGCCAGTCCTACAAGGGGTCTACAAGGGTCTGTGAGGCACTTGACAATTTTTGCGAATCATGGTAGACTGCGGGCCTAGACCCATAAAAATCAAGACCTTTATGAAGCGTTAACACATGAATTAGAAGACCTAACACACTATAAAGTAACTAATATATAGCACCACACAAAACACGCATATACATTCTTTAATACATTTAATTTAATTATGAAATATAACGTAATTGTGCTTTAATTGATAATCTATGCTTATGAGTATAAGGAATAGAGTGTGAGAGGTCTCAGTATCGCACATTAGATGAAGCAGCAATCAGTTCATTTTGAATATCAAGGACTTCATATTCATCATCACATCTATCCATATCTACATAAGCAAACTCATTCAGGTTGATTGTATTATCAGTGTAGATAGGAGCATACATTAGATCATTATCTTCATCTAGTGTATAAGCACAACCGTGATCTTCTTTGTGTAGGATAAGCATGTTAGTTTCAGTAAAGGATGTAAGTTTAAGACCAAGGAAGAGTAGTTAGTTCATCATAAGTAAATAGTTCTCCATCATCAAGTCGTGCTTCATT